CTAACCGACCAGCACCGGCCGCGCCCGCTCAAACCCAACCCATCGCCCCCGATCATCCAGCCCCCGGCTGGCCAGCTCCTCGCGGGCGATCTGGTTGAGGTCGATCTCTCCGCGTGCCACGGCGGCCAAAACTTCGACGTCTGCGAGCTGAATGAAGCCGATCTCATCGACCGTGAATTTGCCGCTGCTGTAGCCGCTCATGGCCGGTTCCCGCCAGCCGCTTGTTGCCCAGCCTGGTAAGCCGCCTCCAGGGCCGCCTTGAGGCGCCAGACCGCCACGTCGTGGAAATCCAGCCGGTCGGAGCGCTGCGTCTCCAGGGTCTCGATGATCGAGGGCGGCGCGGGCGATCTGGGTCAAGGTCTGGTCCATGCTGGGCTCCGGGTGCGTTGGCGACGCCGGCAGTAACGCTCTGGTGCCGGCACAAGTCAAGCGGTTCCGGTCAAAATAATTGCCCCAGGTCCGATATCTCCCAGTTGGTAATCACCAGCTCACGGCTGGCGCGGCGCGCGTCGGCGGTGCCGACCGAGTAGGTGATCTCCAGATCGTGCATCACCAGGCCGGCGAAGGCCTCGCGGATCTGCGGATGGTCGTTGATGCTGACCATCATGCGGCCCTTGATGCTGCGCATGGCGCCGGCCAGCGCCTGGTACTCGCTGAAGGGAAAGGGCACGCCATAGCCCTCGGTCTGCCAATAGGGCGGGTCGGCGTAGAAGAAGGTGTGGGCGCGATCGTAGCGCGCCAGGCAGTCGGCCCAGGGCAGGTTCTCGACGGTGGTGCCGTTGGCCAGGCGCAGGTGCGCAGCCGACAGGCTCTCCTCGATCCGCAGCAGGTTGATGGCCGGCGCCGTGGTGGCGGTACCGAAGGACTGGCTTTCGACGCGGCCACCGAAGGCGTGGTGCTGCAGGTAGTAGAAGCGCGCGGCGCGCTGGATGTCGGTGAGCGTCTCGGGCTTGGTGTCCTGCAGCCACTTAAACACCTGGCGGCTGGTCAGCGCCCACTTAAACTGGCGCACGAACTCCTCCAGGTGATGCTGCACCACGCGGTAGAGGTTGATCAGCTCGCCGTTGACGTCGTTGAGGATCTCGCAGGCCGCCGGCACCGGCCGCAGAAAGTAGAGCGCCGCGCCGCCGCAGAACAGCTCGACGTAGCACTCATGCGGTGGAAACAGGGGAATGAGGCGATCGGACAGGCGACGCTTGCCGCCAATCCAGGGGATGATGGGTGATGCCAGCATGCTGAGCCCTTTCAGGTTTCTGGTAGGCTTTGGCCCGCCACGCGCGTGGTGGGTAGGCCTTGGCCAAGGCTCGCAGGCATGAACTGCGGGTTACGGCGGCCGTCGGGGTGTTAGCGCACCCTGCCGGTCGCCTACTCTTTCTCTACATCAATTCAAGGACGATCATGAATGCACGTTGGATCATGGCTATCGCATGGCTCGCCGTTTTCGTGTCGGGCTGTACACCGATCGGTCAAATCAAAGAATCCGAGTACATCTGGCAGGAACAGCAGCTCTCGATGAGCTACCAGCAGGCCTACCGCAACATCCGTGATGCCTTCAGAAGCTGCACAGACGAATATGCTGAAGCCACCATGTTCGACGACATCAAAACCGGCGAATTCGACGTCTACATTCCCGGCATGTTCAACGTCGGGAAATCGCCCACTGTGCTAGGCCGCATTCTTGCGAAAGAAATTGGCCCAGGTGTTACATCCGTCAGAGCCGGCGTAATCGATGCATTCGATGGCCCTGGCCTATTTGGCACAAAGGGCGCCAGACGCGCCCGATGGCTCCGGTGGGCAACTGGCGATCTGAACTGCGAAACCTGATATCAGCGGACCCGGCGCAGTAACCTCATCCGATACCGCTGCCGCGCCAGGACCTGGCTCGGAAACGGAGCATTGTGCCGTAGCCGCAGCGTAGCGATCGTCGTGCGCAGAACGCCCGATCTCACGGCGCAGACCTTGCCGTGCATCCTTCCAGCGCCGTCCTCACCTTCAGCTCGTAGGCTTGCCGCGCTTTGCGATCGGCCCATAACGTCTTGCCCACCGTAAAGATGTCCTCATCGCCGCTCAGCGTCTCGACCGGGAACACCGGCACGGCCGGCACGTCGGCATCGCAGGGGGTGGTCACGGCGACCTTGACGGTAGCCGGCGCAGTGGGCTCTGCCGCGCAACCGGCCAGCGCGATCGTGGCGGCGAGGCACATTAATTTATGTGTTTTCATCGCACACCCCTTTCCTTGCGGATCTCGCCGGCCAGATACTGCGCCAGGCTCTTGCAGAGGTCGCCGGGGTCGGCCGGGCGGGCATTCAGTGCGGCGATCGAAGCGCCCTCCAGGGCGGCCACCTGGCCGGCCTGTGCTTTGATCCTGGTCAGCAGATCCGCGTGGCGCTTTTTGCCGTCGGCCGCCAGGCCCTCGACGCCATCGGAACATGCCTTCGCGGCAACGGCGGTGTCTTTGCTGGCGTGCTCGAAGGTGGCACGCTCGGCGAGCGCCACGTCGCGGCTGTTGAACAACCAGGCGTTGCCTGCAACAGACAGCGCCAACAGCAGGCCGACGACGGTCAGCGGGCTCATGCCACGTTCCCCAAGCCCTGCTCCTGCTCGGGCAGCATTGCCACCAGCGGCGGTTTGCTCGACGGGATATATACGCGACGGCGGCTCTTGGGCGGCACACGCTGCAGGTGCACCCACGTTGGCGTCCATTGCGGGTCTTCCATGTACAGGCCGATCTCATCCAGCGCATCGAGGTTGCGCAGGCACCAGCGCGCCAGATCGCGCAGGCCGTTATCGCGCAGGTCGATGCCGTTGCCATCCAGATGCGAGCTGTGCGCGGCGGCATTGGACGTTGCGTCATTCACCATGGGAGGCCTCCATCCGCTGGCCACGTGCGTGCCGGTGATCTTGTCGAGCGCCGGCCGGACATTCTCCTTGTAGGCCCAGCTCAGCAACAGATTGACCCGCCCGAGCAGGTCCTTGGCATTTTCGGTGATGGCCTCGGTCAGCGCGGCGGGGTAAAGCGCGTCTCGCCCCATCAGGTAGTCGGAGAGGATAATCATCGCGGCTTCCTCCGATCAAAGATCACCCACCCCGACACCGCCAGCATCAGCAGCAGCGGACCCCAGGACAGATGCAGTGCAGTGCCGACGGCGCCGCCGCCCATCAGCGCGTAGGTGCCACTTAAGGCGAGGAAGTGCGCGCGGTGCCCGGTCCAGCGCCGCGGTCCCAGGCGCGGCACCACACAAATACAGCGCGCCAGGATGACCACCATCGCCGCCAACATCAGTGTGTCGCTCATTGCCCGGCCCTCCCCTTCGCCCACTTGGCCGCCAGCGGGATCACCGTCGGCGCCGCGGCGCCGATGCAGACGGCCATCAGCAAGCGGAGCGTGTCGTCGGCCACGCCGATGGCCGGCACGGTGGCGGCGACGAAAGCGGCGGCCTTCGGGCTGCCGTAGCCGGCCAGCAGGCTGGACAACAAGGCCGCGCTGCCGGCCTTGAGCTTGTCGTCGATCGCCTCCATCCAGATGCTGACCATGATAGCCGCCATCAGGCCCAGCACCAGGGCGTCGACCTGCGCCCCAAGCAGGGCGGTTCCCAGGCCGGCGACGGCGCCTATTGCGCTAGTTTGTGGTTCGGACATACGCTTTCCTTTCTCGGTTTTTTTTGTCGTTGTTCTACGGCGCCACCTGATGCGGCCACAGCCCGGCCGGGTCGAATCCTTTGACGTAGTGCCACGGCTCGCCGGGCTGGTAGCCGGACAGGCTGATGAATACATACCCCGTGCGCTCGCGCTCGATGATGTGCGCGTGGTTGCAGCAGCTCCACCAGCCGCCGCACTCGGTGCCCAGGTGGTATCCGCCCTCGAATTGCCCGCGCGGCGGCACCCAGCAGAAGCCCAGGCGGTTCGGCAGGTCGCTCTTGCGGCACTCGCGGCGGACCAGCAGTGCATGACCGTCGCAGTCGTCGCGATACTCGTCGGCCGCGTCCATCGCCAACATGTCGCAGGCGCTGAGCCAGTGCTCTGGCGTGCGCCAGCGCTCAAGATCAGGTGTGTAATCGAAGCCCTCATGCACGCTCCGATGCGCATCGGAGAAGGCGGCGACCTGATCCGGCGTCGGGATGAATATGTCAGCAGTCCGCACCGCGCGCCCTCCCTTCAACACACCCCGCCGGCGGCGGCGCTTCGGCGCCGATCTCGAACGGCGTCGGCCCGCCGGGCGTTACGCAACCACCCAGCGCCACGCCGACCACAGCGAATACCAGAACCCGCATCACATATCGCATCATGGCTTTCCCTTCCCCGTTGGTTTTTGAAACCGCGCCTTCACCGCCGCGATCGGGTCATAAAACGCCGGCACCCTCGGCAGCACGCCGGCATCCATCGCGTGCCACAGCGCATCGAGCTGCTCGGCTACGGGCGGGTATTCAGCCGCACGCCGGGCACGGTAGTCGCCTTCATGGTGGATCTTCACGTCGTCACCTCGAACTCGGCCGGCAGGAAGGGGAAGGCCTCGACGCGCACCCGGTGCGTGCCCGGCTGGCCGAAGCTCAGCGTCGCCGTGCCGCCGGTGCAGGGATAGCGCACACCGTCGATCGCGATCTCGCAGGGGTCCGGCAGGCTGGCCAGCGTCAGGCCATTCAGCGCCGTCACCTGCATCGGCCGCAGCGCCACCGCCCCGCCCTCCACCCAATACCGCTCCGGGTCGGCGGCGATCGGGTGCGCCACATACGGCAGATCGGCGCGGCCATTGGCCTCGCGCTCGGCCGGCAGGCAATACGCCAGGCGCACGATGCGCCCCGCCGCGTCGTACCATAGGTAGTAGGTCGCCGCGCTCATCGCAGGCTCACCATCGCAAAGATGCGGCCGTGGATCAGGTGGCCGGTACTCAGGTACCCCTCCAGGTCGATCGTGATGTCGCCGGCCTCGACCGGGAAGGCGCCATAGGAACTTTCGGGCGGAATGTCGTAGCCGGTGAATTCACTGGTGCGCGTGTCCGATCCGCCGCCGCTCGCCGTCAGCGTGATGCGCCGGCCGTAGGACCACAGGGTGCCCAGCGTGTAGCCATAGGCCGCCACCTTGCCGAAGATGATGATCTTGCACGGCTGCGTCACCGTGAAGCTCAGCGTGGCCAGCGTGTTCCAGGTGGTGCCCGCGCCGAAATCCGTCGTGTCCCACACCTCGCGCACGAAGGTCGCCGCCTCCAAACCGAGGTTGTCGGTCGGCACCAGGAGGCCTGGCGTGGCGCTGTCGTGATTCATCGCGCCACTCACGGCCAGGGTGCGCGTCTTGTCCGGCGCCGTCTTGGTCACCCATGCGCCCAGCACCTTGCCCATGCCCGCCACGCGCAGGCGGCCGCCCGGCCATTGCGGGCTGAAGCCGCAGTTGTTTCTCTCCGGCTCGGCCGCCCGCGTCCAGTATTGGCCGTCGGGGCTTTCTTCCACCAGGTAGCGTGTCGCGCCCGGCGCCACGCGCCAGCTCACATTCCAACGCGGCGCCTCGTCGAGGCCGGTCACCACCCAGTACAGCCCAGCCACCACGGGCGCGTCGGGGATCGCAGTCAGAGTCCAGGCAGCCCCTGCGGCGGGCGGCGTCCCCTCGTCGGCGGTATGTACGCGGCTGTCTTCGGTTACCGCCGATAGCTCGATCTTCATCCCGCCCGTGTGTTTGGCCGAGAGCAAGCGGCAGTACTTGGCATAGGCGCTGCCCAACCCGAACAGCACATGCGTGCGTTCCTTGTCGTTGCCGGTGTAGGGCGTGATGTCGGGCAGGCTGGCCAGCACCACGGTGTAGGCGTCCGCACCGGCGCTCACCGCCCACGGCCCGCTGAAGCTGCCGTCCAGCTTGCGCAGGCCGACATAGTGGGCGCCAACGCCAAAGGTCAGCGGTTCGCTCACCCTCAGCGTTTTGGTCGCCGCCACCCAGCTCACCGCTTCGGCCTGCTGGCCCCAGTTCGGCAGATCGTGCTGCACGGCGATCAGGTCCAGATAGCTGGGGATCATGCCCTCCAGCTCGGTCTGGAAGCTCGGCGCGCGACGGCGATACGTGTTGCACGCGGCGAGAAACATGCCCTCGCGCCAGGCCTGCGCGCGCTGTGTCACGCCGAACAGCTTGATCTTGGCCGGCTTCAGAGCCGCAGACCCCGGCAGCGCCGCCAGGACGTTGTCCGGGCGCCAGGTTGCCTCGTTGAAGAATTCCACGTCGATGCAATCGGCGGTGGCTTCGCTCGGCAGCGTGTAGTCGATGCTGAAGCTGCCGGGGATGATGTTGCGCATGGAATATGTGGCCGCAGGCACCGTCTGCGCCTCGTCGCGCGCGATGCGCAACATGCCGCCTTGCGGGTAGGGCTTGGCGCGGCCGGCGCGGGCGATCTGCGTCAGCGCCTCCCAGGCCGTACCCTTGCTGTCGAAGATGCCGTCGAATTTGTCGCCGCGCGCGGCCCAGGTGGCATCGAGCGCGGCCAGCTCGTCGAGCGGGATGCGGTCATCGGCGTAGTTAAGGCCGTTGGCCGAGCTGGCGACGTAGGCAAAGGCCCAGGCTATCGAGCGCGTGGCGGCCGGCGTGCCCCAGCCGGTGATCGGATCCCAGGTGGGCAACATGCGCGTGGCGATCACATTCACCTTGCGCGCGGACTGCGCCGACAGGCTGTTGGTCGCCTGCATGCGCATCGCCAGCATGGTCACACCGCCGTAGTCCTGTGTGCCCGGCAGGTAGGCGCGCAGGGCCGTCCACAAGATGTCGTGGCCGGCGCGGGCGTCGGTATCCTTGGTGTCGGTGCGCTTGGCGCGAACTTCATAACGCGCCGCCGAAACGGCATAACGGGCGCTGATGCGCTGCGGCGTGGTGGTCGCCGCCGTGGTGGTGATGGTGCCCAGCTCAACCCAACTTCCGGTCGGCGTGCCGCTGCCATCCACTGTGCGCGCCTCAACCACCACGGTACCGGTCTTCTGATCCAGGCCACCGCTGGCGTTGGCGTAATAGAGGCCCTTTGGAAACACCACATCAACGCCGATGGCATTCGCCAACGTGCCGCTGGCATTGGCAATAAATCCGCCGATATACGTCCCGGTGGTCAGCTCCTGATTGGCCACCTCGTCGCTGCTCGTTACCGCCGTCGGAAACAGCGTTACCGCCGCGCCCGGCCCGACCACCTCGTAAGTGATATCGGGAAAGCTGGCGATCGGCGTGTCCTCGATCTGGATGGCCTCGATGTCGTACTGCCCCTGGCCGATGGTGAAGAGCTGATAGAGGAACTGCTCGTTGCCGACGTATTCGGCATACGGCTCGGCGCCAAAATCGGGAAAGCTGCGGTGTCGCCCGAAGTGTTCGGGAATCGGTTGTCCCAGCCGCGCCTGGTTGCCCTGCGCCTGCAAGGTATAGGTGGGCGAAGGCGCCGCCAGACTTTGCATCTGCTGCGCCGCCGTGGGCCGCGGCGGCTCCATCGTCAGGCTGGTGACCACCATGCCGATCGCCATGTTGATCGCCACGCCGGCAAACGTCGCCATTGTGCCGCTCAGGCCCGCCATGCCAGCCAGCGCCGCGCCAGGGTTGAACACCATCACCGCCAGCATCGCCACCGTGGCCAACGGATTCTTGCCCCCGCCGCCGCCCCCGCCGCCCTGCAGGCCGGGCGGCAGGCCGATGAACTCCACCGTATCACCCGCGCCGACTTCGCGGGTCGGCCAATCCGCGCGCAGCACGGAAAGATCATTGACCTTGCAGTAGAACGGGTAGGCGCAGTCCTGGGGCGCGAGCTGGGCCAGCGTTTCGCCGCCCGACAACGGCAGCACGCGGCGTGCGGGCGACAGCGGGTTGAGGGCGTAGATGACGTTCATGGCGGGTTACGCGGAATAGCGGTAGAACTCGATCATTTCCCAGCCGCAGCGGCGGATGTCAGACAGCCGCTGCAGCACCGCGCCGCCCTCCGGGCAGTGCATCACCCGCCCGCCATCAACATCAACCCATACGCCGATATGCCAGGGCAGTTTGCGCTGCCCCATCAGCACGGCGTCGCCCTCACGCAGATCGGCGCGCTCGATCCGCGTCCAGTTGCTGCGCTCGGGATGCCCGCGGAACGTCTTGATCAGGTGGCGCAGGTCGAAGGCCTCGATGTGGATCTCCGGCGTCTCGACGCGGAAGCGCTCGGCCTGCACGCGGCGGAAGAAGGCCCAGCAGTGGGCCGTCTTCGCCCAGGGCGTGCCAATGTAGGGCACCGCCCAATGCTCGACCGCGGGCAGCGCTGTGCGGGCCGGGGAAAGCACTTCGTGCGCCGGCCTCATCCCGCCAGCCCCGGAAAGCGCCGCGCCGTGTAATCCTCGAACGGAAATGGCCGGTTCGCCGCGTTCGGCAGCGCGGCGCGGGCCTCGACGCTGAACACATCGGGGCGCACATAAATCAGGTCCAGGCTCTTCGGCGTGTTCTGCGGCGCCGTCAGATCGGTCGAGATATATGCGCGGTACAGCAGCGTGATCTTCTGGTTGCTCTCGATCGCCAGGTCAAGCTGCTCGATAATCTCGCGCGATACACCGTCCAGCCGCACCACG